CGGAAAGGGGGAACGTGAAATAATGGATCAGAACTTTTTCGTCGTCCGGGGAAGGCTGCCTTCCCTGAACGACTACGTCAACGCCTGCCGGGCGCATTGGTCGAAGGGTGCAGACCTGAAAAAAGAAACGGAAGAACTGATCTTTTGGTCGATCAAAGAGGCGATCGGCAAGAAGACATGCAGACCGGTTTCGAAGCCCGTCCGGGTGCTTTTCATGTGGTACGAACACGGCCTCAAACGCGACCTTGACAACATATTTTCCGCGAAGAAATACATTCTCGACGCCATGCAGACGGCGGGCGTCATCGAGAACGACGACCGGAAACACGTTGTCGCGCTGGACGACGTCATCGTCCAAACGTCGAAGGGGAACGACCGCGTCGCGGTCTATATTTGGGAGGTCGACGACACTTGACGCCGGAAGAAATCAACCTGACGCCGGAAGAGATCGCCGGAAGCCTGCGCGCCTGCGCGGGGATCGGGTCGGAATGTAAACGCTGCGCGCTGACGGTCGGTTATGGCTGCGCGCGCGATCTCAAGATCGAGGCGGCGAAGCTCATCGAAGAATGGATCAAGGAAAGGGAGGTCAAGAAGGAATGAAGGACGAAGCGTTATTACGTTACTATGACGACTGTACGCGCGAGGAATGGCGCGAGGAATGGCGCGAGGAATGGCGCGAGGAATGGCGCGAGGCGGCGCGGCTGGATGCACAGAGGGCGGCAGCACGGGCGACCGCCTACGGGCAGCGCTGGCAGGCTGAAAAGGCGCGCGAGATCAGGCAACGCCGGAAGTGGAAGAAGAGTATCGACGCGCGGGTTTTACTGGCCTGTATGGCCGGATAATTGCCCGGCGAATAATGCGGCGGAGGTGCGCGGCACAATGGAGGCAAAGAAAAAAGCAGATAGGGCGCTGCGCTTCTTCGGCGAAATCAAGCGCGCGGGGATCACCGGGACGAAGGAAACGCGAGACTTCGAAAAAAGGATCAATCGCGTTCTGTCCCTTCTCCCGCTCGAAGAACAGGCCACAATATGCAGAATCTATGTCGAGGACATGACGAACGAAGAAGCGGCGGAGGCGGACGACTGCGATACGTCGACCGTTTCCCGGCGCAAAAATAGAGCATTGGCGCGCGTCGCTATGCTTCTGTATCCGGATCAGTATATCCGCGACGGCGGTCTTTGACTGTGGAAAACAATGTTGATATGTGGACAAAAAAAGGCCGGGGAACGTCCCCGGCCTTTGAATTATTCTTCGCACAACTTCGGCGCGTCGTCCGCAATGCTTACAATTGCAGCATAGGCCGCGACCATGTTTTCGCGCGAATGCTGGCAATCATAGAGCGCTTGCGCGTCGTCGACGTGGATATACCGTTCGCCGAATAGGACGAGCAATGCAACGAGATTCCGTAACCGTTCGCTGTCTGTGTCAGACATAAAATTTCCCCCTTCGGAATTTGGGTGGGCGAGAAAAACAGGGGCATTATAATACGACTTATCAAAAAATAATAGTGGTTATTGGCAATGAAAAACAAAAAAACAACAAAAAAACAAAAGAAGACCGGGGATCATTCCCCGGCCTTCGTGCTTTGAATATAGGCTTGTATCGCGGGCGGAACGTCGCCGTCGAGGGTGGTCGCTTGTCGCCTGATCCGGTCTTCAATGGCCTTCCGGACGAATCCCGCGAGACTTTCGCCGCTGGCCTCTGCCGCTGCCCGTACAAGCTGACAAAAGGTTTTTGAGTAACTGACGGGTAATCTTTCGTAGTTTTCACGGATATACTTGTCGTTTGCGCGCCTCTTTGCGTCTGTCAATGCCATGTTTATCGCCTCCCGTTTGACAGTATACGCGGTTTGTGCATTGGTATCAATGTATAAAACGGTGAAAAACTTTCCCGTCAGGTGCATTCTAATATTAGTACCAATGTACTATAATACAAACTGTCAGGAGGGCAAAGGAAAGCAAAAGCCCACCGAACGAAAGGAAGCAAGAACGATGAAGAACACGATCGCCAACATCCTGAAGGATTCCCGCTACAACATGGCTTGCACTTACATCGTAAACTGCCTTGGAATTACCGAGATTTACACCCGTGAAACCAAAGACAAGATGATTCGCCACTGGGGACTGGAAGAAGCAAACGTGTACTTCCTCAACACCCGTGAAGTGATGGTGAATGTCATCTAACCACTACACCACCGAGCCGGGGCGGTTAATCCCCGGCAGGAATCCCGATCAACGGCAGCGAATAACACAACACCGGCGCAGGAGGTACACTATGAACGAACTGCAATACATCCGCACGGATCGCAACGGAACGAAGATTTTTCACGACTGGACTTGTCCCCGCTGCGGCGGCGCGGGTCGCTCGGATAACTGGTGGCGTACTGGCTATACTTGCCACGAATGCGGCGGTACTGGCAAGCGCAGCACTCCGAAAGTCGTCAAGGAGTACACGCCCGAATACGCTGCGAAGCTCGAAACGAAGCGCCTTGCAAAGCTTCCCCCGCAGCCCGACGAAGCCGAAGTGATTGCAAAGGCCGAAGAGGCAAGGCGCAACAGATGGAAGGAACAAGGCTTTTCCGCTGACGGCGTCGGGTACATCCATTCCGGCGATACATACAAGCACAAAGACGCGCTTTGCAAGGCGGGCGGCAAGTGGTGCGGATATGTGCGGGCGTGGATCGCGCCGCGGATGGTCGAAGGGCTTGCGGGCGTAAAGATCGCCGAAATTCACGCGAAAGACGTCTGCACCGAATACAACAGCATCGATCCGGAAAAAATGTGGGAACTTCAAATCTGACATAAATCAAAAGCCCGGCCGGGGAACGATCCCCGGCTTTTTCTTTGCGCCGCATGGCTTCGCCGCCTTGCGGCCTTTTTTCGTTGTGCAATTTTCCGTGCAATATTTCCGCACAAATAGCGCCATTTTTGGCGCAAGAATCGCGCACGTTTGGCGCTATGGTATTCCGTTTCCGGCCTTTGTATGATTTAGGCAAGTAAATACAAGGGGTTGATGCATTTGTCTGACGTGGTTCTTGTGGCGCTGGTGGGCGCTGGTGGGAGTTTGCTTGGGTCGCTGTTTGGCGTCATTGCGTCAAACAAGCTGACCGCGTACCGGCTCGAACAACTGGAAAAGAAGGTCGACAAGCATAACAGCGTTATCGACCGAACCTATAAGCTCGAAAGCCGGGTCGGCCTGCTTGAACAGCACGTCGACAATTTGCACAAACACGACGAATAAAAGGAGGACAACAAAATGAATCTCGATGTCATGGCTATCATTCAGGAATTCGCGGTTGTGCCTGTGGCGATTGTTTGTCTGCTGCTGGGCGCGTATCTCAAGAACCATCTTCCGGAATTTCCGAACCGGTTTATCCCGCTTGTGTTGACGGCTGTCGGCCTTGTCGGTGTGCTGTGGTTCAAGGGCTGGGCGTTCACGCCTGAAAACGTTCTTTCCGGCATCTGTTCCGCCTCTCTCGCTGTGTATCTCCATCAGAACGGGAAGCATCTGTTCACGTCTCACGGCTCCCCTGAAAACGAAGACGGCCTCGACGATGAACACGACGAAGCGGTCGACGGCGGAGATGATGAACTTGATTAAGAGCGGCGCAGGGCTGGCAAAGTGGGCGGAGGATATCCACGCGGCCGGAAAACATGTGTATTGGTGGGGGACGTATTGCAACGCCTGCACCGATAACCTTTTGTCCGGGAAAACGCGTCAATATCCTGCGCAGTACGGCGACAGCAGGCAAGCAACCTATCGCAAGCACATCCAGCAAGGGAAGACCGCGACGGACTGCGTCGGCCTGATTAAGGGCTATTACTGGGAGAAAGACGGCGTCATCAAGTACGGGCGCGACGGTCTGCCCGATAAAGGCGCAAACGGCATGTACAAGGCGACAACGATCAAAGGCAAGATCGCAACCCTGCCGGAGATCCCCGGCGCGCTTGTATGGACGAAATCGCGCGGTCATGTCGCCGTTTACGTCGGCGGCGGGTATGTCGTCGAGGCTCGCGGCTTCGCCTATGGTGTGCAGCGGAACAAGCTTTCCGCGCGCAACTTTACCGACTGGGGACTTTGTCCGTATGTGCCATATACGGCGGAGGAAGTCGAGAAGGCCAAAACGGCAATGATCGCGTCCGGCGTCGCGTCCGGCGTAACATCCACGGCGAACGGCGTCCGCTCGATCCGCAAGGGCGACAGCGGCGAAGACGTCCGCGAAATGCAGAAAATGCTTGTCAAGGCGGGCGCAACGCTTCCGCGTTACGGCGTCGACGGCGATTGTGGCGACGAAACCGTCGCGGCGATCAAGGCGTTTCAGACTGCGAACGGGCTTGTCGTCGATGGCATCTATGGCGCATTGACGCGGGCGAAGCTCGAAGCGGCGACCGGCAGCACAGCGCAGAAGCCGACCGAAAGCAAGCCGACGACCGATAAACCGACGATCCGCAAGGGCGACAAGGGCGACGCGGTGCGCCGGATGCAAACGGCACTTGTCCGCGCCGGTTGCAATCTGCCTTTGTTCGGCATCGATGGCGATTGTGGCGACGAAACCGTCGCAGCGATCAAGGCTTTTCAGGTTTCGCACAGTCTGACGCCCGACGGCGTTTGTGGTGTCCTGACATGGGCGCAGCTTGACAAGGTGTGATTATGGATGGAGGAAAAGAAGGTAGGCCGTCCGTCGGCCTATGAAACCAAAATCGAACCACAACTTGACGTTGTTCGCCTGATGGCGCAAAACGGCATTTCTCAAGCGAAAATGCGCGAAATGCTCGACGTATCGCGCCGGACTTGGGAACGATGCAAACGGGATTATCCGGAATTCCTCGACGCGATCAACACGCCGCGCCTTGTGCGGGTCAAGAATCGCGATCAGGACGTCGCCGAACTCGAAGAGGAAATGAACCGTCTCGCTCGCGGCTTCACGGTCAAGGTGAAGAAATGGCACAAGCTGAAACACGTCGAGTATGAAAACGGCAAGCGGGTTTCGGAAGATGAAGAAATGGTCGAAGTCGAGGAAGACCAATATTTCCCGCCGAATTTTCACGCGCTGCGCTTCTTGCTGATGAACTGGGGCGGCTACATGTCCGAACCGGCAGCACAGGCACAACGCGAGAAGGAATTCGAACACAAGAAAGCTATGGACGAAAAAACGAACTGGTAAAGGGGGAACGTTTATGGCTGTATGTGGTCATCGTAAAGACTGCAAGAGTGAAGTCGAGGTCGTCGAGAAAAAGACCTTCGACGCACACGCGCACGGCAATATCACGCGCGCGGGCAAGATGAACGGCGTCGCCGAACCTATGATCCTGATTACTGACGCGGCCGGGAACATCGTCGCGAGCAAGACTTTTTCCGGCGATCTGACCGTTGACGGTACGATCACGGCGTCGAAGGTTGTCGGGGCGGTGTACTCATGAGGACGGTAGTCTATAACGGCAGCTTTGGCGGAGCGTCTGCCGGAACGAACGGTCTCGATGTTACCGTAACAGGCGACAAGATCCCGTCCGACGCTGTTATCACAGACATCTATTATACGCTCGATATCACAGCGGACGGATACAGCGCTTCGAAAGACTGGAATCTGCTTTGGTTCGCGATTGGCGGCAGCGGAGGAAGCCCGGCGGCGAATTATCATTCCGTCGCAATGTACGACAACGAGTATACGTTCGGCGCCGCAATGAACTTCGACGCGTCCGACGTGGACAAGTTCACCGGCGGCGAATTTACCGTCTTTGCAAAGGCGAACACGTCGCACGACGTCACGTCGTACATGGGCGCGTTCACGATCTCCGTAACATA